GCATGGCTACACATCACGGAAAAGAGGGTGTTGTTACTATTGGTGGAACGACACTTGGCAATGCAACTGGATTTACAGTTGATACTACACACGATGTTGTTGAAGATACCGCATTAGGTAATTCAATGAAATCTTTTTTAGTCGGTAGGGGTACATATACCGCTAATATTGATATGAACTTTGATGAAACCGATAGTGGTCAAACATCATTGGTACAGGGTGCAGAATTGACATTTGCATTTTTACCCGAAGGCAATGAAAGTGGAGATAGAAAATTTAGTGGCACAGGTATCGTAACTGGAATGTCAGTTGGTGTTCCTTTAGATGGTGTAATTACAAGAACTGTTAGTATTCAAGGCACAGGTGGTCTTACAATCGGCACAGTTTAATTTAAGAGTTAAACATGGCAGATAACAAGATTGATTATTTTAGTGGTGTTCGTGACCATTTTAATAGCCTAGAAACACAAGTCATAGAAGTTCCCGAATGGGGGTTGGTAGGTGATATGGCTATCCATACCAAACCTTTTAATATGCTTGAAAAACAAAAGATATTTAAAGGTGCAACTAATACTGATTTGATTGTTTTAATTGATGTAATAATTACAAAGGCTTTAACAAAAGATGGTGAATTAATGTTTAATGCAAGTGATGCTTTAAGTTTTAAGAAAAAAGCAGATACAAACATTATTGCTGAAGTTGCTACAAAAATAATGGGAACAGGTAACACCGATGTTGATGACTATAAAAAAAACTAAAGAATGATAATGAACTTCATAATATTTTTAGTTTAGCCGAAAGATTACACAAAACAGTTTCCGAAATCTTGCAAATGTCAGTAGAAGAATTTTATTTATGGATAGCATATTTTGAAATTCAGAACCAAGAAAGAGAACGACAAGAACGATTGGCACAGGCAAGAAGATAAATGGCAACAAAACAAGTAAATATTGACATTATAGCGAAGGATAAAACCCGACAAGCTATGCAATCTGCGACAAATAATGTCGACAAAGTTAAAAATGCAGTATTTAATTTGCGAAATGCATTAATAGGTTTAGGTGCTGGTGTTGCAATCAAATCTTTTATTGATGTTGGTAAACAAGTTGAATCTTTACAAATCCGATTAAAATTTTTATTTAATAGTGCGGAAGAAGGTGCAAGAGCCTTTGACACTATGGCAAAATTTGCTTCAAAAGTACCTTTTAGTTTAGAGCAAATTCAGCAAGGTGCGGGTAATTTAGCGGTGGTTTCTAAAAATGCCGAAGAACTACAAAAAATGTTAGAAATAACTGGTAGGGTTGCTAGTGTTACTGGATTGGATTTTAGAACAACAGCAGAGCAAATTCAAAGGTCTTTTTCTGCTGGTGTAGCAAGTGCAGATATTTTTCGTGAAAGAGGTGTAAGGGATTTATTAGGTTTTAAAGCTGGTGCAACAGTAACAGCCGAAGAAACAGCTGAAGCATTTGAAAAAGTTTTTGGAAGTAATGGAAGATTTGCAAATGCAACAACGGATTTAGCTAATACATTAGAAGGTAGACTTTCAATGATTGGTGATAAATTCTTTAATTTTCAAAAAATTGTAGCAGAGAGTTTTTTTATAGGATTGAAACAAGAATTTGGTTCATTGGATAAAGCACTTGAAGAAAATGAAGAAGTAATAAAAAAAGTAGCAATGGCAGTTGGGAAGGGATTATCAAATGCAGTTAAATTTGCGGGTAGTGCTGTTGGGTTTTTAAGTGATAACTTTGAAACATTAAAAGCGATTGGCATGGGAATAGTGGTTTTTAAAATAACAAAAGCATTTTTAGCATTAGCAGTTGGTATAGGTAAGGCAAGATTAGCAATGATTGCTTTTTCTAAATTATCCAAAACTACTATTATTGGTATTATAGCTGGTTTAGGTATTACACTTGCCGAAGCAACTGGGGCTTTAAAGAAATTTTTTAAATTGTTTGAGAAACCAAAAGGTATAGAAGAATTTAAAGCTGAAACAGAGGTTTTAATATTGCAACTTGAAACTTTAAAAAACAAAAGTTCAGAAGCTTTTGTGGGTTTAAGTCTAGATGTTACAAATCTTTTATCAGACATGGAAGGGCTTTTAAAAACTTTAGAGCCTACAAGTGAAAAGTTTAGTGTTTTAACTGATATAATGAATAAATTAAGAAATGCTGTCTTTGCAGTACCTTTAGAAGAAATCAATGTAAAATTAAGAGGTCAAACAGAAGAAGTTGGAATTTTAACAAAAGCATATGAATCTTTTTCAAAGGGATTTATGGAAGCAGTTGATAAACAAAAAACTGGTTTTCAGCAAATAGAAGATATAGGTAAAGCAAGTTTTGGAAAACTTAAAACCGCACTTTCAGATTTTGTTATGACAGGTAAATTGAATTTTTCCGATTTAGCAAAATTTGTTGTAAGAAGTTTAATTGAAATGTTAGTAGGTGAAGCTGTAAGAATGGCATTTAAAAAGTCAATGGCATTATTTAAAGCTGATGCATTGAAGAAAGCATTTATAAGCCTTTATGAAGGTGCAATGAAAACTTTTGCTTCAATACCATTCCCTTTTAATATTGTTGCTGTAGGGGGTGCATTAGCTTTTGGTGCTTCATTAATAAATAAAATAAAAGGTTTTGAAAAAGGCGGGAGACCCCCAGTAGGACAACCAAGTATTGTTGGTGAAAAAGGTGCAGAATTATTTGTACCAGACCAAGCGGGAACTATAGTGCCTAATGATAAACTTGGTATGAATCAAAATGTTACAGTTAATTTTAACATAAATACTGTTGATGCTAGAGGTTTTAATGAATTATTGGTAAACAGTAGAGGTACAATAATTAATTTAATTAATAATGCAGTAAATGAAAAAGGTAAAATGGCGATAGTATGAGTGGGGCATTACCAAACACAGATTTCACAGCAATAAATCTTAAAAGTAACCAGAAAACTTTGTTTAGTGAAACAGATAGTGGCAAGACTTTTAGAAGGCAAGTGCAAGGTCAACATTTTAGTTTTACAATACAATATCAGCCGATGACACGAGCAGATTTTGCCCCAATACAGGCTTTTATAATGAAACAAAGGTCTAGAAAAGAAGATTTTACAGTTACTTTTCCTAATTATTTCAATGCTTTAGGAAATGAAACTGGTACATTACTTGTGAATGGAAGTCATGCGGTTGCAGATACAACAATAGCTATAGATGGGTTTGCTGGTGATGGTGCTGGAAGATTAAAAGCTGGTGATTTTATCAAATTTGCTCATGATAAAGTTTATATGGTTGTTGAAGATGTAACTTCATCAAGCAATTCTGCAACAGTAACAATAGAACCACCATTGCGTGAAGCATTAGCAGATAATAGTGCAGTAACTTATGATAGTGTGCCATTCAAAGTTTATTTAACAAGTGATGTTCAAGAATTTAGCACAAGTTCAAATGATAAAAATGGTAATTTACTTTTTTCTTATGAATTTGATGTTCGAGAAAGTTTATAAGTGGCTAGAGGTTTATCAAGTGCAGTAAAAACAGAATTGGCAACGGGAAACATTGACCCAGTTTTGCTAATTGAATTTGGTTTTTCAACACCAATTTATTTAACCAATGCAAGTTTCGATGTTGTTTCAAGTATTTCGGGTTCGTCAAGAACATATTCAGCAAATGGACATTTGAGAAATATCACAACTGTAAGTGAAACAAATAATCCAACAAAAAATTCATTGATTGTAAGTTTATCTGGAGTTGAACAAAGTTATATTTCAGTTGCTCTAAATGAAAATATAATTAATGATAATGTTTTTGTTTACAGAGGATTTCTTGACACTAATTTTGCTTTGATATCAGACCCTTTTTTGTTGTTTTACGGAACAATAGATAATTATAAAATTTCAGATAATACACAAAAAGCTACGATAAATTTTACAGCTACATCACATTGGGGTAATTTTTCAAAAACTAATGGAAGAACAACAACTGATAATTCACAACAAAGATTTTTTAGCGGTGATAAGGGTATGGAGTTTTCTGCACTAACTGTTCGAGATATAAAGTGGGGAAGACTATGAGCATACATTTATATAATGCAGAAAAAAAAGATATTCAAATTGTTTGCAATTTACTTAAAACATTCAAAGATGAAGATTTGCAAAACCTAGATTATCCAGAAGTTGATGATAAAAAATTAGAAAATTTTATAAATGTTATGTTGGTAAAGGGCAAAGTTATTCTTTTAAAAGATTTAGATTTAAATGATATATTAGGTTGTGCAATTTTTAACAAAACAGAATATTGGTTTAGTAAAAGTGAATGTATTCATATACATACAATTTATATAAAAAAGAATTACCGAAATTTTAAATTAGTAACCGCTTTATTTGAAGCTATAAAAAAAGTTTCGGATAATTTACCGATGTATTTACCAGTTACAAGCGGTTTAAATATTGACCCAGTATTTAACAAACTTGGTTTTAAAAATCTAGGTTCAAATTGGAGATATAATTAGTGTGTAATCCATTTGAAGCAATAGAAGACGTTCTAGAAGATGCTGTAGAATTTTTTGTAGACGTTGTTGAAGATGTTATAGGGTGGCTTGTTCCCACTCCCGATATTCCCGACTTTGGGGAAAATTTACAAGAACAAAATGCTAGGGGTGTTTTGGTCAATAAAATAAATGCAAATGCACACATTCCCATAATATACGGAACAAGAAAAGTCGGTGGTAATATTGTTTTTTTAGAAACATCGGGAACAGATAATCAATATCTTTACATGGCATTAGTATTGAGTGAAGGCGAGATAAATGCTGTCTCATCATTAATAATAAATGATAATACAGTTACTTTAAGTGGTGCATTAACCGATGGAACTCAAAGAACTGTAGCAAGTAGTGATGCCAATTTCTATTCTGGAAGTAGTTTGATAACTGTAGAAGCACATTTTGGCACAGATAGTCAAACTGCTTCAACATTATTGTCAAGTTTATCTTCTTGGACAAGCAATCATAGATTAAGAGGTTTGGCATACTTAGCATTAAGATTTGAATGGAATCAAGACAAGTTTGGTTCTTTGCCAACTGTTCAAGCTATAGTGCAAGGAAAAAAAGTTTATAATCCTAATCTTGATAGCACAGTTACAGGCGGAAGCGGAAGCCATAGAGCCGACACAAGCACAACATGGGAATATTCGGACAACCCAATATTACAATTATTAGATTATTTAAGAAATGAACGATTTGGAATGGGTATTGCGAATAGTTATTTTGACTCTAACTTTGCTGATTGGCAAACTGCAACAGATGTTTGTAATACTAATATAACCCCTTTTAGTGGTGCTAGTCAGATTGATTTGATGGATAGCCATACAGTTGTCGATACTTCAAAAAAAGCTATTGATAATGTTCGTGATTTCATAAGAGGTTCAAGGGCTTATCTAAATTTTTCTGCGGGTAAATATAATATTTTAGTAGAAACAACAGGTTCAGCTTCGATTACATTAACAGAAGATAATATTATTGGGGGTATATCGGTACAAAGTAAAAATAAAAACTCAAGATATAACAGGGTTATTGTTAGTTTTATTAATCCCGACAAGAATTATCAATCAGATACAGCACAATTTCCACCCGTAGACGAAACGGGTTTGGCAAGTGCAGACCAACATTCAACCATGAAAACAGCAGATGGCGGGTTACTTTTAGAAGGTAGGTTTGATTTTTCTATGTTTACAAGCCCATATCAAGCCCAAGAGATGGCAGAAATCATTTTAAGGCGGTCTAGGTCAAGTTTAGATATATCCCTTACAGCAGATGCTACAGCCCTTGATTTAGCTGTTGGTGATTTGGTCAATATTACTCATGCAACACCAAGTTTTTCTGCAAAAGCATTTAGGGTTCAAGGTCTTTCCATAAATCCAGACCATACTGTAAGTTTACAATGTTCAGAACATCAAGATAGTTTTTATACATTTGGAACACAACAAGAGGTTGCAACAATACCATCAACCACATTACCAAATGTTTTTACAGTTCAGCCCCCAGCAAGTGTAACATTATCAGACCAGTTGATTGAGTATAATGACGGAACTGTTATTGTAGCTTTAGATATAGCAATTGGTGCAAGTACAGATAATTTTATTGATTTTTACCAAGTTGAATACAAACTCAGTAGTGATAGCGACTTCATAATTTATGCACAAGGTTCGGGTTTAAACCATAGAGTTTTGAATGTTATCGACCAGCAAACCTATGATGTAAGAGTAAAAGCGGTAAATACTGTAGGTGTTTCTTCAAGTTATGTATCGGCTCAAAGAACAATAGTTGGTGCAATAGCCCCGCCTTCAGATGTCACAGACTTTTCAGCTAATGTAAGTGGTCAAGAAGTTCATTTATCATGGGAAGCTGTAGGCGATTTAGATTTAGCCTTTTACAATGTAAGATTTTCAGAAGAAACAGATGGTACAGCAGATTGGCAAAACTCAGTTGCTTTAGTTGAAAAGGTATCAAGACCAGCAACATCAGTAACAGTACCCGCAAGACAAGGTACATATTTAATTAAGGCTGTTGATAAACTTGGAAATTTTAGTTCAAATGCAACAGCAATTATATCAAATGTCACAAGCACATTAAATTTTAATAATATTACTTCACAATCCGAACACCCAACATTTAGCGGTACAAAGACAAATGTCGTTATACTAGACGATGCAATAGAATTAGATTCATCAGAATTATTTGATAGTGCAAGTGGTAATTTTGATGATGACACAACAAGGCTATTTGATAGTGGGGTTGCAAATGCAGATTTTGTTTCATCGGGTAATTATGAATTTTCAAATGTTATTGATATTGGGGCAAAACACACAGCAAGGATAACAGCTTCTTTAACACAAACATCAGATAACCCCGATGATTTGTTTGATGCAAGAAGCGGAAATTTTGACGATGCAAGTTCAAATTTTGATGGTGATACACCCGCAAACTGTAATGCACATTTAGAGATAGCAACAAGTGATGATAATATCACTTTTACAGATTTTAGGGGTTTTGTAATTGGTGAATATGAAGCAAGATATTTTAAATTTCGAGTTGTTTTAATATCAAGAGATAATGCTAGTACCCCAGTTGTTTCACAAGTAACTGTAACAATAGACATGATTGACAGAATATTTAGTGGAAATGATATAGTTTCTGGAACTGGTACAAAGTCAATCACATTTACCAAACCATTTAAAACAACAGGTTATGCAGTAGGGGTTACAGCACAAGGTATGGCAACGGGTGATTATTTCACAGTATCAAATAAAGCAATTACTGGTTTTGATGTTGCTTTCTTTAATAGTTCAAATACTGGTATTTCGAAAACTTTCGATTTTATTGCAAAAGGATTTTAAAAGGAGTATAAATAGTTATGGCACAAGCAACAGATTTTACTATAGCAAACCAATCATTTCCCTCATTTAGAAGTGATTTAAACACAGTTCTAGGTGCAATCAATTCTTTGAACTCTGGAACATCAAGGCCAAGTTCAGCAACAACGGGTACATTATGGCTGGACACCACAACATCAACAGCACCGATACTTAAATTTTTTGATGGTTCAGATGATATTACATTTGCAACATTTAATACATCTGCAAATACAGTTAATGTTTCAGATTCTGCAACTGATGTTGTTGGTGATACAAGTCCACAACTGGGCGGTGATTTAGATGTAAATGGAAATGATATTGTTTCAACATCAAATGCAAATATTGATATTGTACCAAATGGTACAGGTGACGTAACACTTCAAGCTGATACAGTACAGGTTGGAGATAGCAATGCAAATGCAACTATTACAACAAATGGAACTGGCGATTTAATTCTAAACACAAATTCGGGAACTAATTCTGGTAGTATTACTATTGCTGATGGTGCTAATGGTGATGTAAGTATTAGCCCGAATGGAACGGGAAGAATAGTTTTAGGTAATGCAAGTGTAACCGCAACAGAAACAGCAACAATATCCACAAGTAAAACATTAGATTTTGATACTAACCAAAATTTTATTCTTACTTTAGGAAGTGGTGCTAATACTTTAGCTAATCCAACAACTGAAGCTTCAAATATAGGTCAAACGGGAGTAATGATATTTATTCAACCAAGTTCTGGTTCTGCTGGTACAGTATCATTAGGCACAGACTATGAAACTGTTGGTGGTGGTGGTTTAACTTTATCAAGTACCAATAGTGCTTATGATGTAGTTCCTTATATAATCAAAGCAGACAATTCTATTTTAATTGGTACACCTCAGTTGGCTTTCAGCTAATGTTAAGCAATGAAAAATGGTTTGGTGCTAGTGATACAGGATTTTATAACGGTGTTATTACACGAAGTCTAAGACTTGATGCCACAAGTTCAACAAGACTTGAATCACCAACTTTTTCCTCAGATGGTGGTGATACATGGACTTGGAGTGCATGGGTAAAGTTCCATGATTTATCAAAAGCAAAACAAATTCTTTTTGGTAGAAGTGGTAATAATGCTTGTTTAATTTATAATGATGGTGGTACTGGTGAGGGTGAATTAGACCTTAATGATGATGGTGCAGTTGTAAGAAGGTCAACTGGTTTTTTTAGAGATGTAAGTAACTGGTATCATGTAACATTAAATGGCAACGGAACAGTCAATAAGCTATGGGTAAATGGAGTAGAAGTAAATTTTCCAACAACAGCAAATATTGGTAAATTAAATGAAGCAGTTCAACATCAGATTGGGGATTCAGCTAATTTTTCTGGTGATTTTTACGCAGATATAAGTATTGCAGATGTTAATTTTGTAAGTGGAACAGCACTAGACTATAGTGCTTTTGCTGAATTTAAGAATGGTGTTCTTATACCCATTGAACCAAGTGTGACCTATGGTGGTAATGGTTTTAGGTTGCAGTTTCTGCAAACTGGTAGTAGTGCAGATGCAAGTGGCATTGGTGCAGATACAAGTGGAAATAATAATCATTTTACAGCAGTAAATTTAGACTCCCATGATGTAATTGTAGATTGTCCAGAGAATAATTTTTGTACTATAAATGACCAGTTTAGAGATGTCACAGCTAATACAATTGATGAAGGTGGATTAAAAGTAACAACAAGCACAAGTGGTCGTTCTTTTAGTGCTGGTACTTTTCTTATGTCAAGTGGGAAATGGTACTGGGAATTTAGAGTTGATGCTAATTCTGGTGGTATGGGTGTTGCTAAAACAAATGGTACAGGTGGTGCTGGTGCTTATCAATCAACAACAAGTACAAGTACAAGCACAAATACTACAGATTATTATTATGGAGAAACAAACTGGGCTATGTATGGTGATGGTATCATTCATAATGCAAGTTATGTTGGAGGTACTGCAAGTGGAATGGGAAGTCCTAGTTATCCACAAATATGGGGTGTCGCAGTTGATATGGACTCAAGTCCACCAACAATAACTTATTATATAAATGGAAGTTCGGTTGGAAGTGCTGATTTAGATACTGGGTTTGATTACATACCAATTGCTGGAGATGGAAGTGGTGGTGTTAGTAGAGTTATCCACGTTAATTTTGGACAAAATCCAACCTTTAGCGGAACAGAAAGTGCTGGAACAAATACAGATGGAAATGGCAATGGCTTATTTCATGATGCTGTCCCTACAAATCATTTAGCTTTGTGTGCTTCAAATTTAACAGACACTACAATAAGTCCAAATCAAACCACACAAGCAGATGACCATTTTAATACAGTTCTTGAAACTGGTAATGCTGGAACACAAGCAATAACTGGTGTTGGGTTTCAGCCAGATTGGGTCTGGCTAAAAGTTAGAAGTAATGCTGTAAACCATATTTCATATGATAGTTCAAGAGGAGTAACAAAATATTTAGTTCCAAATTTAACAGATGCTGAAGCAACAAATAGTTCTGGTTTAACATCTTTTGACTCTGATGGTTTTTCTTTAGGAAATATTAATCCAAATTCAAGTTCATCTTATACTTTTGTTGGCTGGAACTGGAAAGCTGGTGGAACATCACCAACAAAGACGTATAAAGTTGTAGTTGTATCAGATAGCGGAAATAAATTTAGATTTCGAAATTCCACAGACTCTGCCACTTTTGCTCAAAGCGGAGTGACGTTAAATTTACAAGAATTAGGAACTTATACGTTTGATGTAAGCGACAGCAGTATGTCTGGTCATGCTTTAAAATTTAGTACAACATCAGATGGAATACATGGTGGAGGTTCAGAATATACAACTGGTGTAACTTCTTCTGGCACATCTGGTCAAACTGGTGCATATGTTCAAATTACTGTCGCAAGTTCAGCACCAACTTTATATTATTATTGTGGAATTTCTGGACATTCTGGCATGGGTGGTCAAGTGAATACTAATAGTACACATGGAAGCACAAATTTTGACGGAGAGGTATTAAGTGTTACTCAAAATAATTCTGATGCTGGATTTTCTATTGCAACATTTACTGGCTCATCTGCTTCAAGTTCAACTTTTTCAGTTGGTCATGGATTAGGGTCAACACCAAAATGGATTATTGCAAAACAAAGAAATCTTGCTTCTGGTTGGTCAATATATCATCATGAAATTGATAGTTCATCACCAGAGGGATATTATATTCTTTTAAATAGTAATGGGGCAAGAGTTTCAAGTAGCACAGCTTGGGGAAATACTGCACCAACATCTACTGTTTTTTCTACTTATACAACTGGTTTTTGGGGAACTTCAGCAGAAATAGTTGCATATTGCTTTGATGAAGTTGAGGGTTACTCAAGGTTTGGCTCGTATATTGGAACAGGAAATGCAGATGGTGCCTATGTTTATACTGGTTTTCAGCCCAGATGGATTATGATTAAAACTACTGGTATTGCTTCTGATTGGGTTATTGAAGATACGATAAGAAGCCCTATTAATGAGTCAAATGCTACACTTTTTGCAAACCTATCAAATGCCGAATATACAGCTGGTGCATATGGAATAGATTTTTTATCAAATGGTTTTAAACCTAGAAACACATACAATCAATTTAATGCTTCTGGTCAAGGCTATATCTATATGGCTTTTGGTAGTACATTTAAATTAAGCAATGCAAGATAGGAGATAATATGGCTTGGAAACATAATGGAACAATAATAAAAGAGGGAAAGAGTTGGTCAGATGGCACTTATAAACACCCTTATAACTGGGCTAGTGCATGGAGTGATGCAGATAAAAAGAAATTTAAGTTAGTTTGGGAAAAAGAAGAAGATACAAGTTTTGATAATCGTTTTTATTTTGCTAAAGGCATTGAAAAAAAACTTGATGATGAAGATGCTAAAGATTCTAATGGCAAACAGTTGTATCAAGAAGATGGTAAAACAAAACTTATCAATGAGGGTTTAAAAACAATATGGATAAGACAAACCAAAGAAACTGCAAATGAACTTTTATCTAAATGGGATTGGCAAATAGTCAGAAAAGCTGAAAAAGATAAAGCTATTGATAGTAATGTTGCAACTTATAGAGATGCAGTAAGAACAGCTTGTGATAAAATTGAAAAATCTATCACAGATTGCAAAACACTTGCTGATTTTATAAAGTTATTTGATGTTCCACTTGATAAAAGTGAACCACCAAAAGCAACTGGAAATGCACCAATATATGATTTTCCAGAAGAGATATAAAAGGGAGTGAGTTATAGACCCCGCAACTATAGGATTATTGCTAACAGGGGCTTCAAAAGCCTTTAATTACCTTAAACAAGGTGTTGCATTAGGCAAAGATATTTCAGAAATGTCTAGTCAAGTATCGACATTTATGAGAAATACAAGCGATATTGAAAACTATGAAAAAAGGGCAAAATCCCCAACTATGATACAATCTATATTCAACAGCGGAAATGTTGAAAAGGTTGCACTTGATTCTTTTATTGCAAAGAAAAAACTTCAAAAACAAAGACAAGAATTAAAAACAATGATAATGATGCAATATGGTCAAGCGGGGTGGAATGACCTTTTGGCAACAGAAGGCAGAATAAGAAAAGAACGGGCAGAGTTTGTTCATAAAAGGCAAGAACAAAGAGATAAAATTATAAATTATTCAGCTTTATTTTTATTGTTTTGTACTATAATAGGTTTTCTTGTATTTTTGGCATATTTGTATAAACTTAAAAATTAATATGGTTCATTGGTTTGCATTTATGACTTTGGTAATCTGGTATTGTAGTTTCTGGGCGGGGTTTTATTTTGGCTAAACAAAAAAAATTTCAAAAAGATAGTGTATTTTCAGATTATGATACCGATGGTGATGGTGTAGTTTCAGACGAGGAATTGAGCCATGTCAAAGAAATAAAAGAAACTGAAACGAAACTTAGAAAAAATTTAGCACAACTTAGAATGGCAAGATATACCTTAATATTTATGGGTGTATATGCTTTATTACTTGCTTCACCATTAATAACATTAGAACGGCTTGAAAAACTTTCTGCAATCACCGACCTTTTATTTTTAAGCGGTTCTTCCATTGTCGGTTTCTTCATGGGCAGTAGTGCTTATATGAGTAGGCACGGAAAATGATACAGTTTTTAATGGCATTGACTTTGGGGTTGTTGTTGAGCTTAATATTATTAAACAAAATCAAAGACCTAACATGAAACCAGCTTTTATTCTAATATGTATGCTTGGCGGTGTTCAAGAAAAATATTCAACAATGTATTTAAGTAGTATAAATAATTGCAAATATTTTTCTGATTTTATGACTAATCAATCTATGGAATTTAAAAACCAAGATGGTAGAATGGAAACAAGAAAATATCAATGTATTTGTAAATTAACAAAAGTACCAAATGAAACTAGATTGTATTGATTATTTTTCTAAAAAAAATTATATTAACTTGTCGGTGCAAATTCACCGATATGACTTGTTTGTCATGGTGACTACAAGTTGTTATGATGAAAAAGGGGTGTTGTATTATATGACACCCTTTATAAAGGCTAGAAAATGGCAAAATTAGAACCTAGAACAAGCAAAGAACATTTAGTCAATCTTTACAATAAGATAGAACATTTGGAAACCAACCATATTTATCATTTACAAAAAGAGGTAAAGAAGTTGAACTATGTTTTATGGGCGATTGGTTTTATGGTTGGAACACAGTTTATAGCTTTTGTATTATCGAGGTTACAATGGATTTAGTTACTTTACAGGAAGATATTATTCGTGAGGAAGGCGGGTTGTTGCTTGAGCCTTATCAAGACCATTTAGGATATTGGACAATCGGCTGTGGTCATTTAATTCGTGATGATGAAAAAGATGAATTGATGAACCCAATTACACACGAAAGAGCAGTAGAATTATTTGAAAAAGATTTAGATGTAGCGATAGATGATGCAAATACTTTTTGTGAAGGCTTGGATATTGATGACAATGTAAGGGAATGTATTGTTCATATGTCATTTCAGCTTGGTTTACCGAAGCTTAGTCAATTTAAAAAATTTAAACAAGCTTTACAGAATAATGATATTGAAACAGCTATTTTAGAAATGAAAGATAGCCGAGCCTATAATCAAACCACAAATAGATGGAATAGGCTTATTGAGAAAATGGAAAAAAGCATTTAGGGGGTAATTTGTTACAAGCCTTAATTTCACCTTTATCTTCACTTGTAGGCACTTGGCTTCAAGGAAGGGTAGATAAATCAAAAGCAGAATCAGAAGTAAAAGTTGCTAGGGCAAAAGCAGAAGC